GAAGTAACAAGAACAGGACCTAGAGGAACTATAGAACCTGATGCAGAACTTTTAGCTGAGTATCAAAAACAAGCACAAAGAGTAAGAGAATTTGAAGCTAAATATCCAGGTAAACCTTTACCTAAAACTATGCGAAATATAGATCCAAGAGGTAAACCAGGATTATTAGATATTGAAGAAATGGAAGCAGCTATAGCAAGAGATGCAGAACGTGGTGGTGTATTTACTGGTCAATCAAGTGTTGCACCTAAATCACGTAGAGGTACTCCATTAGCTACAGAGGTAACAAAACCAATAGAAGAAGGAGGAAGAGTTTTACCTTGGACTATTTCTAATCCTGATAATTTACCAACTCCTGTTAAAAGAGAGTATTATCAAAATTTAGAATTTTATGATAGTTTAAAAAGTCAATATTTAGATCAAGGTTTTTCTGTAGCAGCTGCAGAAAGAGAAGCTAAACAAGATTTTGTAGAAGCTTTTGGAGAACCTACATCTGTAATGTATGATCGTTTAAGAGGTAAAGCATTAACACCAGAAGAAATAGCAGGTGATGTAGATGTACCAGTAGAAGGAAGAACTCGTTTACTTGCAGAAGAAACTCCTACACAAGAAGCAGAAGATTTATTAAATATTGAGGGAGGTTTAGATCAAATAGAAGATTTAAGTTTTAGAAGAGGTGGTTTAATTAGTCTTGTTAAAAAAAGAAAAAAGAAAAGACCTATACCTAAAATAATAAAAAATAAAAAACTTAAAAAAAGAAAACAACAAAAACCTAGAGGTGTTGGTAAAGCACTTAGAGGTTATGGAGCAACAAGTGGCTAAGAAAAGAAAAAGAAAAGGATTAGGAATGAAAGGCATGACTATTGGTGGTGGTCATAAAAGACCTACTAAAAGTGGTGCTGGACTAACAGCAGCAGGTGTTGCTAAATATAGAAGACAAAATCCAGGCAGTAAATTAAAAACTGCTGTGACAGAAAAGAAACCAACAGGAAAAAGAGCTAAAAGAAGAAAGAGTTTTTGTGCTAGATCTGCAGGACAAATGAAGAAGTTTCCTAAAGCAGCCAAAAATCCTAATTCAAGATTAAGACAAGCAAGGAGAAGATGGAGGTGTTAATTGTCATATCTAATAAGCAATATTCCACATTTCAAATGTTGGGTAAGAAAAGAGTTTACGCATAACCATATAAAGTATCATGGTGAACATTTACATGGTTTAGCGATTGCAGTAAATACAGTACCAGATAGGTGTCTAAGTTTTCAAGTTGTATTTACTGGTATACAAGAAGAAGAAAATACAGTAGGTGGTGCAATGTGGGCACGTCTTCCAATCACAAGTTTGATTGCAGATGAAGTGCTAGAAAAAATGCCAGATAGAATGGATACTCATTTAGCACAACCTTGGGATTGTTCTTCTAGAGGTCACTCAGTAATAGTGATGGATAGAATAAGTTCTAGCCCTTGGTACTGTAAAATAGGTGGAGAGTTTTATAAAGGTAGATATATGTTTACAGTTGATTATACAGATAGTTATATAAGTGATGACCCTGCACAACATAAGCAAAGTCATGTATTACAATTAACAGATGCTGGTAAGTGGACTGGTAATATTGTAGCACTACCTAATAATAGAGTTAGAGTAACTAATCCTGCATTATGGGTTGCTGGTGAAGGTGCACCAGATTTTGCACCAAGTCAATATATACATTCTGCAGAAATACATGATAGTTATACAGATCCAAATGTAACATTTAATAATCTTTATAAGGAGGAAACTAATGATGAAAAAAACTAAGTATATGGCTAAAGGTACAAAGTACATGGCTAAAGGTTCTAAATATATGGCTAAGGGAGGTAAAGTACCTTTATTAGGCAGAGGTAAGAAAAAGAAAAAAACAATGAAAAAAAAGAAGAAAAAATAATGGCTGCTAAAAAGAAAAAAACTAAAAAGAAAAAAGGTGCAAGACCAACTAATCCTGCATTGTATGCAAGAGTAAAAGCAGAAGCTAAACGTAAGTTTAAAGTTTATCCAAGTGCATATGCTAATGGATGGTTAGTACGTACTTACAAAAAACGTGGTGGTGGCTATGCCTAAACCTACAGGTGGTCTTACTGCTTGGTTTGGTAAAGGACCTAAAGGTGACTGGGTAGATATAGGTGCTAAAAAGAAAAAAGGAAAGTTTCAAGCTTGTGGTAGAAAGTCTACTAAGACAAGTAAAAGAAAATATCCTAAGTGTGTACCTAGAGCTACTGCTAATAGGATGACTAAATCACAGATAAGAAGTGCTGTAAAAAGAAAAAGAGCTGCAGGTAATCCTGGAGGTAAACCTAAAAATGTAAGAACATTTAAAAGAAAGAAAAAGAAATGAACATAACACCTGAATTAATTACTACAATACATAATATATCTTGGTTTGATGGAATAATGTATGTTATACTTGGTTTAGGTACATATGCAATATATAGATGGATTAAAAAGAAATGGTAAGAAGATTAAAGAAAGTAACTAAACAATTAAAAAAAGCTTCTAAGCTTCATGCAAATCAAGCTAAGATAGTTGCAAACTATGTGAAAAAGAATGAGAAAAAGAAAAGATCCAAAAGTAGGAACAGGAAAAAAACCTAAAGGTTCTGGTCGTAGATTATATACAGACGAGAATCCTAAAGATACAGTAAGTATTAAGTATGCAACTGTAGCAGATGCAAAGAAAACTATAGCTAAAGTTAAAAGAATTAAAAAACCTTATGCTAGAAAAATACAAATACTAACTGTATTAGAACAAAGAGCTAGGTTTGGTAAAAAGCCAGAACAAGCAAGATTAGCTAAAGCAGCTAAAGCATATTTAAAAAGGACTAGAAAATAATGGCAACATCAGGTACATATAATTTTAATCTTGATATAGATGAGATTATACAAGAAGCTACTGAAATGATAGGTGGTGAACAAACATTAGGACATGAACCTAAGTCTGCTAGACGTTCTATAAATTTAATGTTGAATGATTGGCAAAATCGTGGTATACTATTATGGAGTACCTTTACAACTGCAGTTACAGTTTCTACAAGTGTAACAACATATGATTTAGCAGATTCAATTACAGATACATTAATAGTTACATATAGAGAAACAGCAACAGGAACAGAAACAAAATTAGAAAGAAAGACATTTGAAGAGTATAATATTATACCTGAGAAGTCTCAAACAGGAAGACCAACACAATATGCAGTTAAAAGAAATTTATCTAATCCAAGTTTATTTTTATATCCTGTTCCTAATGTTGCTACAGGTATTTTAACTATAGAAGCTATAAGACAAGTAGCAGATGTAAATAAATCTTATCAACAAAATGCAGATGCTCCTGTTAGATTTTTACCTTGTTTAACTGCTGGATTAGCATACTATATGTCTTTAAAAAGAAATGGTTTACCTGAAACAAGAATAGCTTTATTAAAAAGTAATTATGAAGAATTATTAATGAGAGCAATGGAAGAGGACAAAGAGAGAGCAAGTATTTATTTTAAACCTAAATTAAGGAGTGTATGATGGCTTCTAATAAAAGAGCTAAAGCAATGTGTGATATAAGTGGATTTGTTTATCCTATGAGAGTTATGCGTTTAAATAGTTATGGTTTACTTGTTGGTCCTCCAGATTATGATGGTCAATATGATCGAAAAAATCATCCTCAAAATCAAGCTCCTAGTTTACGAGAAGATCCTACTATAAGAAATGCAAGAGTAGATGATTTAGGTAGAAATCAAACATGGGAACAACTTGGTCTTACATGGGATGATACAACAAAAGATAGATGGTGGCAAATGGTATGAGTACATTACAAGGAAAATTAGTATCTAATAGTTATAAACAACTTCTTAAAATGGCAGTATCTGCTAATGAAGGAGTTAGTGCAAGTTTAATAAATGTTCAAACAGGTGATGGAGTTAATACTGCATTACAAGTAGCAACAAGTCAAGTATTAGTTGCAGGTAAGTTTGGTGTATCAGATGATATGTCTGTATCTGGTAATTTACAATTAAC